GGTCATCAAGTTTGGGCCTGTGCATGGTTGGGAATATAGGGGGGGGTTGGGGGGGGGGAGGATGCTTAGGCCTTGAAGATGTGGCACTGGATCTTCTTCTGGAGGGTGTAGTAGGTCAGGGGCTCGTTGTCGTTGGAGGATCCATTGAAGAGGCTGTTCAGATCCGCATCGGGGAAGATGATCCGACGGTCGTCCGGGTTCTGCAGGTTGTTGGCCTTGATGTACGAGCACAGCACCGTCGTCAGGTAAGCCCGGGTGAGCTCCGGTCGAAACAGATTATTCTTCCTCAGGAACCCCTCGAGCTCCACGCTCACCCGGATCGGCTTCATGAACCCCGAGTTGTTATTGTCCCGCTTCTGCTTCTCCACAACCCTCAGCTTCAGCAGCTTATACGTCAGCTCGCGCACATTCTTCAGATCCTTCTGAACATTCTTCAGATTCTGCTCCCCCAGGATCTTGTCCAGCGTCTCACTCAGCTGCTCAAAATCCCGGAACAGCTTGTCCTTCGCCTTGGACACGGTCTTCTTCTTCTTCGTCGCCTCCTCGTCCTCAATGATGGGCGGCTGCTCCTCCTCCTTCAGAACAGTCGTCTCCTCCACAATCAACTCCTCGTTCGCACTGATGGGATCCGTCTTTACCGGCTCCACAGGAGCAATCACCTCCTCCTGCTTGGGCGCCTCGGGCGCACGAGGCGCCTCCTCCACCGTCTTCTTGCGACGAGTCCTCTTCACGACCGGCGTGCCTGCGATAGGGGCTGCGACTGGTGCTACGGTTGTCATATCGGTTTATCCTATAAAACATAGGTTCTTAAGCCGATGGTGTGATGATGTGTTGGAGGAGGGTGGATATGGTGGTGGGGTCGGCGTAGAAGGAGTGATTGTCGCGTGGTTCGCACTGGACAAAGTGTAGGTTCTGGTTGGGGGCTTCGAAGTGGAGCCTGGCCACGTCGCGGCTGAAGGGCAGTGTGTCCAGGAGGATGGAGGGGATCTGTGTGGACAGCCCAAAGTTGATGATATTGGATCCAGCCGGGGCGATCATGACGCTCGCGTTATAGACGAGCTGCAGTATCTTGTCGCCGGTCGGTCGATCATACCATAACACCCTGTCGGATTGCGGCAACCCATCAAAAAATGCTCTTTCGGCATCTGCGATATTACGAGGGCAACCTATCGACTTGTATGGCGGGGGGGCCCCGCCCCGGAAGGTGGGGGGCCCCGCCCGGTCCCCCCCCGCCGGGCGGGCCC